TCCTCCGTATGTTAAAATATCACAAGGTGATGGTGCGAAGAAACTTTCAAACTCTATCGCTTTATCATTTATGGTTACACCTGATGGAACAAAGTTATTCGTTCCAAATATTCTATTGTTGTTAATTGATTTAGTAAAGATGTTAATACTATCTGCTTCCTCTTGATAATGAAAGTTCATACCCTTACCAATCATATTGGTTATAGGTGATATTTCAATAGGTTTAGATTTATCTAACTTGTCCGTCCAATCTAAACTATATCCTTGTCCCACATAATCATTATATGGTTCCATTATATATGTGGCTGTCTTATATGGGTGTTTTACAAGGATTAAATTGAATTGTGTAACTAATCCTTTAAGAAAATCAAGTTGTTTATATTCGTCTGTAAATTGTGCGTTAATATCTAATGTTGAACCCACAATTAAATTAGGTCCATCAATCACATTCATATTAGAAACTCTTGATGTAATAAAAGGTTCTTTGAATTGAATTGAACCACCACAAGAACCAACTGATGTTGTAACAAACCAACTTACACCTAATTCAACATAATCTCCTGGTGTTAAAGATATTGTAGTTCCATCTATATCTTGAACGGTTGCGTCGTATGGTGAGAATATTGTATCACTTGTATTAAAATCTTGTATATTATATCTTGTTGTTCTATTTTTTATATAATATACTTCACCTTTCATAAAGGTATTTCCGTCCCTATACGCGTCACTTAAAGTTAAATCTAATTGATATGTAAATGTATAATTACCACCCGCCCACGCGTAAAATCTACTTGTTGATAAATCCCAACCACCTGGTGGATATGTTGGTCCTGCGTTTAATATTTCATATTCCCAAGGCACAAATCCATCTATATGGATACAAGTAGTTCCTGTAAAACTATATCCTTGTGGTGCTCTTGTATCAATCATAGTAACGGTTGATGTTCCGTTTGTTGCTCCTGTTGTTGAAATGAAATATGTATCACTTTGAAACATTAGTGGCATCATTAACCTTTGGAAATATTCTGTGGCAAAAAACTCACTTTCAATATTGTATCCGTTCTGATTAAATATTCTTTTTAATACAGAATAGATTTGTATTGATGGTTTATACCCTGTGGTTCTCATCGGTGTTGCTTCATTTGATATTGAACCTACTTGACCTGCTAACTCTAATAATGGTGAGGCGTTAGAACCTGTCTTTACAACTTCCCCGTTTGCGTTATATATATAACCTATGTTTGCGAAGGGATAAACTATCTGTCCGTCTTTTAATCCTCCTGTTGCTGTACCACCACTATACTCACCTTCCCAACTTAATTTTACATTTGTTGCGTTGTATGTATGGTTTAAATCTGTATAATCTAAATCAACTAATAATTTATTACTAATACTATTGATAAACACTCCAACCTCGTCCTGAATATTAACTTCATAATCTACTTTGTTGTCTGTTACAATTACTTTTAATAATCTTAATATACCATCTAATACGGTTATACCTTGATAGTTAATAGAACATATTACTGATTGTTGTATATCAAAAGATAATCCCTCCTGATTTACATTAAACATATAGTTAAAAAACTTATTGTTTATTGGTGTTCCTGGTACTCTAAATGTTTGACTATACCCACTATTCTTACTTGTAATATCTTGTATCTCCGCAAACGACATATTAAGATTTACAGATACATCATCGTATAAATCAAGATAAAGTGATTGCCCATCTAAATCTGTAACCTGTAATAAAGTATCAATCATATTATTGTTGTTGTGTTCTTTCTTGTGATGAGTATTGGTATTTGAAACTTACTTGTCTCAATTTAACATTACCTTTTATTTGTCTCTTGAAGTTATTGTCTGTGATATTAATTGGTGTTAATACTCCATCTACTAACTTATATACTTGTGGTGATGTAATTAATTCTCCCAACCAATTCACAGTATCCCTATCTATAAAATCACTCATTACTTCACCCTCTATTTGTAAATCTGTTTTGATATTACTTGTTCCTCTTTCGTATGTATCGTATGAATATGTTGGGTCAGACCAAGTACCATACGCTCGTTGGTATGTATCTCTTTGTATCTTAACTTCTTCATTCTTACTACCGTAAAATCTAAATGTATCCCACGCACCTAATCTATTTAAGAATATAATATCCATAGGATTATACTTCTGCCAAGGACAATCTTTTCTTTTAATTGTAAGAACTTCTGTTTGGTTTCCTGAACCAATTTGTAAATCTATTCTATCCCAAGTATCATAACCAAACTTTACATCTGCTATTCTAACTCCACAGAAAAGAGGTAATATATTACTACTCGTGGCTGTATATCCCGTCTGTGGGTTGTAAGTTGTAAGTAGTGTATTATTACTATCATAAACTCTTGCGTATGTAGAACCCGTTATAGGGAATGTTGTTCCACTATATGTTCCGTAAAGACACGCCGTAGTAATATATTCGTCCTCTTCTTTATATAATGTTCGTGGTGAATTAGTTAATAATCTTCTTCCTGTTGGTGCCACATAATCTGTGGGGTCCCAATATAATCCTTCCGCAAATTGTTTTACACCATTAAATGTGTATCCTGATATTGTTGATGTTGATGTAAGATAATCTGTATTATTTACTGTACCATTACCATTATATAAGGTTACAGTTGTACCTGTTGTTCCTGTTAGTGCTTCTGCGTACTCTTCACCTGCTTCAACCCAATATTGAACTAATGTATTGTATCCTGTTTCTAATTTACTTGTCTGTGGAATATCAAACATAACTCCACCAAATAAATCCTGTGATACTTGTAGTTGTAAGTATCGTGCTAAATCTAACATACCCGCACCTGATGGGTTTGGTGTTTGTCTAACTCTACCTACATATGTTATGGTTGATGTTCCTAAATCTCTTTGGAATATATCCCATACATATTTCATCTTATATTTTGATACTACATTCGTAGATGATACAGATAATACTATATCATTATACGCTGGTGCCAATATTGGTAATTGTTGTGTTATTGTAACGCTCATACTCTATTTATTAAATCTTTTTTCTATTCTTTGTAGATTATCTATTATATAATTTTCCATACTTTCCATATAATCGTCCGCTATTTGTTCCCCGTACTCCAATTCAAATCTCTCGTTTATTTTTCCTATTATATTTGTGGGTGCGGTTCCTTCATTAAATATACTTCTCCTTATCGCTATGGCTAAACCTAATGTCTTTAATTCTGTTCTTATGTGTCTTGTTTCAATCCAATTCATTAAGGATTGAATGAATGGTGATTTACCACCTGTTCCCGTTCCATTTCTAAATCTACCACCTTTAATACCTTTGTCTATTGCGAGAATATATCCTGGCAAACCAAAGATGATTTGATACTCACCATTATCATCTGTGATAATCTCATACCCTACATCTAATGATGGACTACCACTTACTGCTGTCGGACTATTGACCGTTGGAAATGAACTTCTCTTCCTTCCGTCTTTTGCTAATCCGTGTGGTCTATTTGTTTCTAATTCTTCCCTATATATTTTTAACCACGCTTTTGCTGAACGCTGTAACTTCTGTCTTAATAATAATTTTGGTGGGATACTCATTATTCAAAACTATCAAATGGTGCGTCACATCTATCAAGACCTTGTCCTAATGTGATGGTTATGTTTGAGAACCAACCCGCGACATAATCGTCAAACTTATCCGCAAATGGTTGTAATTGAACTGGTAATTCAATCTCATAAGTCCAAGTATAATCCCCATCTTGTTGTGTATATGAGAACGCAAATTGTGATATTACATCTTGTAATATTTGGTTCATATCACTCATAATATCTAATAAGTTCTCATCTGTGTAATTGACTACTCTATCCATCATTATCAGTTTAACTGAATATGAAAGTTGGTTTTGTCCTACATTACTAATATCAGGAACTACGAATAGGTACGGGTATTGGGTCGTTGTATCTCCCTCATTCTTAAAGGTTACATCTTCAATAAACCCAAATCCAAAATCCTTAATCTGTTGGTGTTTCTCGTATATCTTTTTAAGGTCTTTTACAAACCCTCTTAATGTTTTTAATTTATTTGTTTGAGTACTCATAATTCATTTATATTACATTCATTTTATTCTTCTCGTCAAGGTACTTCTTTCTTTCTTCCTCGTTCCTTATACGAATATATGTAAGGTGATTAAAACATTCAACAACTGGACGACCAACTACATATTCTATTTTTGTAAAGTCATCTCCTGTTAGTGCCATAATCATTTTATACCAGGGTAGGTTTGAACCATCGTCTTTTGGTTTATCTATTTCACCCTCTATCGTTCTCCTGTCTTCATCGTCACCGAACAATACAACAAACTCCTTCTTCATTTGGGTTAAGTATATATATAAGTTCTTAAACGCACCAAAGAAATACTTTGCTGGTAGGTCCTTAAATAATTCATATTGTAATTCTTGTTGTTCTAAATCGTATGGTATAACCTTTTTATTTACTATTGGTCTGTATAGTAAAGAACATAGTTTGTGTATATTCATATATATACTCACCTCGTCTTTGATATAATTTACAATATCCACATACTCACCAAAGGTCATCTTGTTTAATACTATACCACCATACTCCGTTCCCTTATACTTAAACGATTGTATATATGGTACATCACACTGGTTCATCTTATTCTGTAAGAATATAGATAGGTCTGCTATTTTATCAGGGTCTAACTCTCGTAATAAACTATATGGGATATTCAACAGGACACCGATAATATCAAACGCCTTATCCATATCATCATCACTAAACGACATTCTTCTCATTACCTCTCCGTAATGACTTACCGTTATTTCTTTTGGTAGTGTATATTCTACTCCGTCTATTTCTACATCTATTTTATTTATCATTACGCTACTACAAACTTTTTTGCTACATTATTTCTTTTACTTTCCAACGCAAACGCTAACGACATAATTGTATCATCGTGGAAACCTGGTGGTGCGAAGTATCTAATCTTCCTACTCTTTGTACTATACTCAAATGTAAAAACCCTCAATTCATTATCAAGGGGTTCAAATAGTTCTTTGGTTGGTAGGATTAGTGAGTGGTCGTTGATGGCTACAATAAGGTTATTGATAATCTCTTCCTTGTTTGTGTTGGTTGTATGGAATGGTTCTATCTTTCTGTATTGTCTGTATATCTGTTCGTATATAACATCACCAATACTATTCACCTCCACTATCGCCTTTGCGTTATACTTTTGTAAGATGGCTACAATATTATCTACTATGTTTGCCCAATTAGTTCTTCGTTCCCTGTATATATAAACTATTTGATTAAAGTTATTTACCACCGTAAGAACGGTAAAATCATTCTGTCGTCCTAAATCTATTCCCGCCCAATACCTTTCACTCTCAACAGGTTCAGTCCATCTTGTTGTTATTTGTGATACACTATATCCTCTAAACACTTCACCACCATCTTCTATAAACTCCGCCATCAATTCCTGGTTGAAAATATCGTCTGGCAAAGTTTGTTTCGCCTCATCAATCTCTTCCTTTGTAATAAATGGTGTATCGTATGATGTATATTTCAGGGATAGATATTCAGGGTAGTCATCACTCATTCCTCTATTGTATAGTTGATAAAAATAGTTCTTACCCTTTGGTGTTGATATAAACAATATCCTTTTACCTTTTACAAGTGTTGCGGGTCGTAGTATCTCATTCCACACACTATCTCTCATAAAGGCTGCTTCGTCCATTACACAAAAATCTAATGTATATCCTCTTAAATTATCCGCCTTCTCTGCTGACTTAAAATGTATTGTTGAACCATTATTAAACTTAATCCATATCTCTGTTCTATTAACTGACTTAACTAATCCTGTTTCTTTTAGTGCTTTA